CACTTAACTTAATTTTATCAACTTCCCCCGTCTTATCATTTTTAAGTTGTACAATGTATTCTCCACCCTCTCCCATTGTTGCCATATTTGCCAACAATTCTTTATCTTCAGGTTTGTCAAAATTTAAAGCTGGATTAATGAACGAAAGTCTTTTATCTAAATCTACCGCAGCTAAAGCACTTTTTGTTAAATTATCATAAGAAAGTCCAGTTTCTGCCGCCATTTCCCTTAAAGTTAACATTCCTTGTGGGTTTATTTTAAATGATTTTGTTTTTTCATCAAATTGAACAAACTGTTTTGTTGCCTTAATTAAACTATCTTGTAATGCTCCTGGGTCATTGATTGCGTCATTCATTAATGCAAATGGGTCACCTAATTGGCCAACAGCAAGACCTAATCTTTGTAAAGCCGCGGCGGTCTTAATTGCTCCTTCAGGGTTCATTACTGATTCCGCAAACTTAAAGGTATCTGACATATCAAACCGTAACATTGACGCTTGTGCCGCCATTTTAGCCAACCCAACAACACCATCAGCAAAATTGTATTCATTCATTTTTTTCATGTTAGTATTAACATCGCCCATAACATCTTTCGCATTTAAACCAAGACTTTGAATATATTGAATAGAACCTTCTAAATTAACACCAATTTGAGAAGTTTCATACCCAACTTCCGCAAAATTATTAACTAAAGTTTCTGAACTAGTTCCTAATACACTAGAGGCCGCATATAATTTTTTAACTTGTTCTTCAGTCGCAATAACATTTCGTCTTGACCCTGCAGCAATATTTTGCATAGTTGTACCAACATCAGTTATTGAACCACCTAAACGAATAACTCCTGCTGCCGATTTTGAAACGGCATCGGCCATTTCATCCATTCTGGTTCTACCTTCTAAAAATGCGTGATTAAGAATATCGGCCTCATCATACATGCTGCCTATAGCATCAATAATTTTGTCAATTGGAGAACCTAAACTTTCAATAGTGTCTTTAAGGTCTTTTAGATTACCTCTCTTATCTCCTGCCATCTATTTTTGTTATTATATTTTTTTTTAGTTTACGTGTGAACTGACAAACCAACAAAGATTGGTTTACTTCTTAAATATAAATAGATTAAAGAATTTTTTTTTAAGTTTTTTGGTTATCTTCTATCCACTTATCTAATAAGTATTTTCTTACAAACAAGGGCATTCTTTCAAAATCTTGATAAGAAATCTTCATTAGTGTTGTTAAATAATAAAATTCGTCGATTTGAACTTTTCTATAATCAGAAGAAAGGGAGAAAAAAGTCAACCCCAAAACCAACATTCACTGTTAGCTTTTCTCCTGACGGGGCTATAATTGTTTTAGTCATATCTAATCTTGGTTCATTTTCATTCATAAATTTTCTTATGAACTTTGAGTCTGAAATTGGCATCGACTCAACAAACTTTGCAATTGATGCTTTATCGGTTGACCCGTCAACTTCAATAATTTCTTTTTGCATTCTCCAAGTTACCTTTGGAACAACCCTACCTTGAGGGTATGTTTCTGCTAATTTACCAATCTCAATAATTTCACCGTAACTTAATGGTTTAAGTTTAATTGTAGATTGTGATTTTGGTAAAAGAGTTGTAAATGAACCATCCTCATTTGGTTTTTGACCATTAATAATATTTAATTGGTCTAATAATACGTTTGATTTAAATGGTTTTTTAGTGACAGGGTCGGTAACATTTAATGTTATTTCAGGCCCAAATCCTGTATTTCTTAAAAATATTAGGATTGCTTCAACATCACCTTCAAGTAATTCCTCAACTTTAATATCAGGTTCATAAATTTTTGCTCGTAATAAAGTCATCGTTAAATCATTTGCACCACCCATTAAAATATTTTCATCTGAGGCGGTAAGATAACCAACTTTAATTGATTTTTTTTTATTTTTATAAAAAATTCCTTGTGAAGGTAATTGTACCACATCATGTGGTAATGTGAAGTTTTCTTGACCGTAGTCCATTGATTGAGTATCCATATAAAAAATTAACCGTAAAGTTTATTGTCTTTACGGTTAAATATAATTAGATTTTTTTAATTATAAACATAATTCTTATTTAATTATGATTTATAGTAAATGAATAGAAGTATTGTATTATTAAAAAATTAATAAACCAACACACATCTATCCATTCTTAAAGAAGCGGTAATTTCGGCTAAAGCATCTTGACTATAAGATAAAGCCCCAAAATTTACATCAGTTAAGAATGTACCATAAAGAATCCATTTTTCAACAACAACTCCTGTTGGGTCTAACATTTCAAGGTCAATGTCTTTTTTGTATCCCGCAGCATAACCCATACGACCTGTCACAGATTCAGCGTGTAAACGAACCCACTCCATAAGTGCTTGAGCGGCTGATGGACCAATTGGGTCACGAAACTTAACACTAATTGGGTCCCAATTAAATCTACCCGCAACAAATGTTGATGTGTTTAAGAATTGTATTTCAGTTGCTCCAATTTTAATTGATGGTCTTGAAGCACTTTCAACAAACCATTCGTTAATACCTAAACTTGATGGAAACCTTAAAATAAAACGATTTTGTCGTTTTGGTTCATAAGGTATCGGCATTTTCATTAATAAATCAGCCATGTTATTTTATTTTTTTTGTTTTAGTTGTTTATATTCTATATGTATAAATATATCCTTGTTAAAATTTTTTTCTATTTACTTTTATTTTATCAAAATTATAATCTAGTTATATTTATTTTTAATGCCACTAGCAGTAGAATAAGTCTTAATTATGTTATTTGGTTTATTTATAAAATGTTTATTCATTACTTCTACATTTTTAATGTCGTCATCTGAAAATCCAATAGTTGGTTGCTCTGGTATAAAGTTATTTGATATATCGTTTTTAATAAACGCTCTTTTATTTAACTTATTAGCCATTTTTCTAATGTAGGAAACAAATTTTTCCATATCACGAACTTTAGCCTCTTCAGGATTAACCGCACCTGACTCATCACCAAAAGACACTGGATAGTACTTATTTAGGTTCAAATACGACTTAATTAATTCATCATCACTTATATCATTTTCACCGACAAACGTCCTATATTTTTTAAGGTTTTTAACTAGTTGATTTTTATCAATCCCATTAAATCCGTTGATAATATAATTATAAACAGCTTGTTTTAAAATATTTGGGTTATGACCTCTTGCAGTAATTATTGAAAAAATTGAACCATTATTAATTGCCTCTTTAAAATCATCGAAAGCTGGTCCAACATTTGCCATCATAGCGTCAACTAAAAAATCTTTATCACCTTCGGTTCGAAAATTTTTAAATGGATTTTTACCAAACCCAACAATAATTTCTCCATTATATTTAAAATTTTTTTTCCCAATTTTCTCCCTATGTTTTGCAAAATCATTAGTACTCATACCAATTTCGTCTCCGTCTTCAGTTTTTACTATTATTTTGGTTGGCATGTGGACAATATTGTCATCCCAATCAAACGCGTAATATTTCATGTCTGGAGTTCCTTCTTCTTTAAATCCTTCTCTAAGTTGTCCTTTCATAATTAGATAATACGGGGCAGTTATATACCCCGTTAATTTTGTTAAATATTTTCAAATGAAGCCCCTGTTGGTGTAATTAAGAATTCAATATCTATAAATTCTAACGCCCTTGTAGGTTTTAAATAAATTTTACCTGTTAATGTGTTTCTGTCTAAATCTTCAGGTGAAGATGAAACTGTTACACGGAAATCATATAAACCTCTATCTCTTCTAATTGAATCCAAAATAGGATTAACACTATCCAAGAATTGTTGTCTAACAACTTGGTCGTTTTGTTCAAATAATAATCTTACAGCTACTGCGGAAATTAACTTACGAGCTTGAAGTAACAATCTTCTTACATTCAATCTATTAAGTGCTGAGTCAGCAATTTGTAATGTTTTATTACCCCAAATTACAGTTCCAACATCAGAGAAAGTTGCTATAGGATTTATTCTACCTTGATATAGTACATCTCTGTCGGTTTGTGTAAGTTTTTGTCTCGCCTTAATAGAGTTTACAAGTCCTCTAGTGTAACCCGCAGATGCAAACCAAGGGAATGAAATGTTATCGGTCAAAGCTAAGTTTCTACAAACCTCACCAGTTGGAGGTAAATAAATTTGTGTGTTATTAACAGTATCTCTTGTTAAAATCCAAGGGTAATAAGTTGCTGTATAGTTAGAGTCAATTCCTGTATTATCTAAATTGTCAACTGATTCTTGAGGATAAATAATGTCCAAAGAATTTGTTCCGTCTGGAGTATACATTCTATAATCAGGTGTTGTACAAATATAAACCGAATCCGCTCTTGAAAATTGAATCATGTCTATCGCTTCCTCAACAAGGTTTGAGTTATTTACGTAGTCAATACTTGCACTTGCGAATATATTAATGTTAGTTGATTCTGGATTTGCAAATGATAAAATACCAAGTAGATATGCGTAGTAGTCTGTATTTGCAAAATCTTGAGTATTGTTCTGAACCACAATTCTTTTAAACAATCCCTCACCTGTTGCAGTTGGATATCTTGATGAAGGTGCAGTACCCGCCAAATAACCCGAAGCTCCTAATTGAAATCTATCTTCGTTAGTTCTCCACTCTCTATAAATGTCCCAACCATCAAAACCACCAGCAAAACATAGTGTATATTTTCTTGAATATATGAAATAATACGGATTTTCTTGTGTTTCTGGGTCACTTCTAAATTCAGCAGTACCACATTCAAAAGCTGTTTGACCACTTGTCATTGATGTGTTAGCAATTGATACAACAGTTGCTCCTGAGTCCATATGGAAACCTTTACTAGTGTAATTCCATTTAAATGAGTCAGTTGCTAAAGCCCAATTTGATTGAGGGTTTTGTTTTCCTTTATAAGTTAAAAATGATTCATCAATTCCATACTGTGTTGAGAATCCTAAATATGTTCTTCTTATAACATCTCCAGGAGATTCAACAGTATTTGAGCCACCAATAGGTGTTCCAAATGGTGGGTTAGCAATAACTTCTCCAGGGTAATCATATTTTATTTTATATTTTGGATATGGTGATGGGTAAACCGAAGCGTCTTCATATTCTCTTTGTGTGTAACCACGGAAACCACAAGGTAGTGAGTCAATTGGGTATTCATCTGCCATTTCAACCATAACATATCTTGAAATTAAGGCAAATTCACCATTAGATGAACCTATTTTTTTTCCGACAAAGTTATTTGATGCTGGGTCCATATTACAATTTGTGAATTTTTCAATTACAACTGGATTTGAGTCAGAGTCATAAAAATTTCTAATCTGAACATCAAACGACATATTATTGTACGATAAGTTAGCGATTGAAATTTTAACTTCAGTATTTGCATCATTTCCATCGGAAATTGATATGAATTTAAATAAATTATAAACTTGGTTACCTCTTAATTCAGAAACCAAATAAGGTGTTTCAGGTGATTGGTATTTTTCTAAATTCCAAGCAATTGATTGACTTGATTGACTTCTTGCATCAGGTAGTGCAATTAAATCACAATTTAATCCACGGATATAATTTTGACTATAAGCATAATTCAAACTTCCCTGATAAAGTTCTTCAACATAAATAGGAACCTCGTATCTTGATTTACCAAAATTATCAACACCTAATACTTTTGTAATATATTTTGACGAAGATGCACTTAATGACGTTTCAAATGAAAATGTTTTATTATCATTTGTTAAACCCGATAATAAAAAAGATGAATAAGGTGATTCTGTAATACCTGAATATTGTCCAGTACAAACTATTTGTAAATTATTTGGAACCCATGTATTATTATTGTTGTAATCAATACCAACCTCATAAACTGGACCATGGTTATTACTTCCGGCACTATTAACATAATTACAAATACCTCGTGAACGAATAGTACCAACAACCATATTATTGAAGTCGGTGTACGCCATACCTGTAAAATTAACGGAAGCTCCAGAAATAGTGACAGTAAAATTAGAGTCCACAGTATTAATAACATTATCAATAACATAATAAAAAGAATAACCCGAATAATTGTTTCCTGAAGAAATATTAAAATTAGCATAAAGCCAAGGGTCGTTTGACGACGCAGATAAATCATTTTCTTCTAAGATAGGTACACAATCATATGGTGTTATTAGGTTAGGGTGTCCATACGTAAGAGAATAATGGTCATCATAAAGTATTGAACCATATATAACTGACGTTGTTGCAGAAAGTGATGTTGTATTTACAATCTCGCTTAAATAATTGTTAAAATCGGTTTGTATTGTAGATACTGAACCGTCTTGTAATTTATATTGTTTATTTAATTGAACTTGATTTGGTAATGCCCCACTTATAAGGTTAAATGTACCTCCCAATGATGTACCAGTAAACGTTGCGGTAAAAACCACGGGATTTGATGGTGCAGAAATAGTTGTTGGGTCAACATTAGCAACTAATGAAAGACTCCAAGATGGTCCTGCGTCATATCCAGACAATCCTAAAATTCTTGTTACAAACAATTGATTTGATTGTTGTAAATATGATTTGGCAATATAAGCCGCCTCATATTTTGGTATCTGAGTACCATAAAATTTAACGGGCTCTGAACCACCAAAATATGATTGGAATTCGTCAAAATTTGTTATGAATACTGGTTCAAATGCTGGACCTTTTAAAGTTTCTCCAACAAGGCCTAAAGTTGTTACCCCCACACTTTGGGCGATAAATGATAAGTCGGTTTCCGATGTGTACACTCCAGGTGATACAAATACTTTTTGATTTGCTTGTGCTGCCATTATTAAATTATTCTGTTACAGATTTATTTTATTGATAAATATTAGAGTTTTTATGAAAAAACTTTACTTTTAGATAAGTATTTATAAAGAGTATGAATAAATACTGCTTTTTTTCTACCTATGAATACTAAAAAAGAAATAAAAAACATCAAAATATCTCCTGAATCACACGATATTTTAAAAAAATATTGTGATAAACGGGGAATAAAAATTTACAAATTTTTAGAAAATTTAATTGTAGAAAAATGTAAAGAAAAGAAAGACATTTATGGGGAAAATTAAATTAATTTATTTTCATATAGTATGTTTGCTTCTACAGTATTGTCATTTTTTGTAACTTCTATAGTTAAAATATCGTTTGTTGTAATTTCAATTTTTTGAAGGTCGCTCCCATAATAATCATTATTAATATATACATCAAAAGTATCAACATTACTTGTTGAAAGTAAATTCATATTTGAACTAAAGTCAATTACGTCAGTTAAACTTGTATTACCTGAAACAAATAAAAACGGAGTTTCAAAATTATCAGGGTTTTTAGGATATTTGTTTGTTCTTTTTTTTCTTGGTGCTGTGTTCATTTCAATTAATTGAGTCACTCTTTGAATTGCTGGTTTTACTTCAAATTCTTCTTCATCTATTAAATAACCCAACATAGTAAACTCATAATTTTGGACGTAATATTTTCTAGATTCCATACTTAATTGAGATTCGTCGGAAATGTTGGCTAATATAATTGGTATGTATTGACCTTTAATAAATGTATAAGCTTGTTTTGATGAAAATGTTTGCATCACAATCTTATTAAGTTGATTTAACTCTCTCATTCTATTACAAATAATTTTTACATTATATGTGATATCTACAGGAACTGGTTGTGGAATTGTATAAATATCCATTCCTTGTTCGTTTCCATTCCAAGTTGGTACTGACGCGTAATAAAATTGTTTTCTGTTTGGTATTGTATATTGAAGTGATGGATTTGTGCCATACTTAACTTCAGGAGTCCTAACAACAGTAATAAATGGGGGGGTTGGATTATAGTCAACATCCACAAATTTCCAAGTTTCTAAATATTGTGACCAATTTTGAGTTGTGATTATAATATCTAATAATGGAACTATTTTACCTGAGGTAACAACTTTAAGTTTATCTTTAACAAATTCAAGCATACCCTTATCCAAATCCGCATGTAATACTGATTTGGGTAAATAAGTTCCATCATCTTTAATATATTCTAAAAGTTGTTCTCTCCTTTCAGATAAAACTTTTTTTGGTACTAAAGGTAATGTTGGTTTAACTATTGTTCTTGGTAGTGGCATGTTATTATTTTATTATAATCCGTTAAATTCGTCAGGACTTACATATGTTGCAACAATCGTTCTATAGAATGGTTTATATCCACCGTAAGTGTGTTTAGTGTCAGACACAACATATCCGTCATCACTAATGGAATAGTATCTGACTTGAGATTCAGTCTCATAATATCCAAGGTAATCCCCCATAAAAATCTCAACACCTAAATCATCAAGTTGTTTTTGATAAATTGAGAACTTTAAATTTCCAGGTTCTTGTATTTCAACTTTAGAACTACCGTATAACTTATTAGTTGGTGCCATAACTTGAACTAAACCTTTTAATTCAATAGGAGCCATAAATTGTATCCCATCTTCTAAAACTTCACCGTAAACATCGTCTTTTTTTGTTTTATACCTATCAATACGATACAACACAACGGTAAAATTCATATCACCCTCAAGCCATTCTTGTCCCATATCAATATCAAGGTCAAAATCTTCATTACCAAAAAATTTGCCTAATCTTGTAACTGGAACTAACTTTTCTAATGTCCGTTTCATATATTGATAAATACTTAAAGTTTTATTATATTTTAAATAAGTTTATTAATATTAAATGAGTAACGTTAGTTTAGAATCAAAGGCAATGTCCATTCTTGAGTCATATGAGGGTGGCAATAACTATATCTTGGAATTAAAACGTAAATCACAGGTTAATAGAAAATTTTATCCAACAAGGAGTCAATCAGAATACATTATTAATTTTCACAATAAACAACCAAAAGTCGCAAAAAAATGGGTAATCCTTGACACATACTTTGCTCAGAAATTAGCCGACGACAAATTATATACCGAAATCCCCCAAAAAGTTTGGGTTGAAAAGTTATTGGCGGATAAAGAAAAGGCTTACCACATTTGGGGTAAAGTTTTTGAAAATGAAGAACTACACGATTTTTGGTTACCAAAGGCCGCAATTATCAAAGACAATTCAGTTAAAGATGTGGTAATTGATTACTCTAAGTATTCACATCGTCCACCACTTGAACACCAAAAAGAAGCAATACAAAAATTGGTTGAGAATAAAAAGTTTATCCTTGCCGACGATATGGGTCTTGGTAAAACAACATCAACAATTATTGCTGCGTTAGAATCAAACTCAAAAAAAGTATTAATCATTTGTCCTGCAACATTAAAAATTAACTGGAAACGTGAGATTGAAAATTACTCAGACAAATCAATCTACATTGCAGAAAGTAAAAATTTCAGTACCGAAGCTGATTTTGTAATCATAAACTACGACATAATTAAAAATTTCCATGACCCTAAAAAGAAAAACGAATCTCAAGTCCTTGCGTCCAACTTTGATTTAGTTATTATTGATGAAGCCCATTATATTAAGAATGGTACGGCGCAGAGGACGAAACTAATCAATGATATTGTTAAAAATACCGAAAGACTTTGGTTGTTGACAGGTACACCAATGACATCACGACCAATCGATTATTTTAATTTATTAAGTATAATTGATTCTCCTGTTGCTAAGAATTGGATGGCATATGCTATCCGTTATTGTTCTGGATACCAATTTAATGTTGGGGGAAGAAAGATTTGGAATGTAACAGGGGCGTCAAACTTGGAAGAGTTAAGAGACCGAACCTTAGGTTTAACATTAAGAAGATTAAAAGAAAATGTTCTTGATTTACCCGATAAGATTATCACACCTGTTTACCTAAGATTGAAATCAAAATTATATGAAAATGTTATGGGAGAATACTATGATTGGTATGACAAGAACCCTGACGAATCCAAATCATTAACCGTTCAATTTTCAAAGTTAACAAAAATTAGACAAATTATTGCCGATGAAAAAATTGAACAAACTATTGAACTAGCGGAAAATATTCTTGAACAAGATAAGAAAGTAATCATTTTCTGTAATTTCACCGATTCGTTAAATAAAATTGCAGAACATTTTGGTAAAGCCGCGGTTAAACTTGATGGTTCTATGTCAAAACCCAACAGACAAAACTCCGTTGACCAATTCCAAGATAACCCCAAGATTAAAGTCTTTGTAGGTAATATTAAAGCTGCTGGTGTCGGTATAACATTAACTGCTGCTGAAGCTGTTATTATGAATGACTTATCATTCCTTCCATCAGACCACGCCCAAGCTGAAGACCGAGCTTATCGTTACGGTCAAAAAAATAACGTTTTGGTTTATTATCCAATATTCGAAAATACAATCGAAGGTATCATCTACGATATCCTAAACAACAAAAAACAAGTCATTGCAACTGTAATGGGAGACAACCAACATCCAGCAGATGCTGCAGAAGAAATCCTACAAAGAATTAATGAATTGAGATATTAACAAAGAACGGATTATTTATATATAACGGATAATCCAATACTATGAAAAAAACAGAAGAGAAAATCCAACAATTAGAGTTACAGATACTTGAAAATCACGTAACCAAAGAAAAAGAGTTGTTGATTACAGAAATGAAAAAAATCGGAATAGAGAAACTACCTTATTCCTACTCAGCCCTCAAACAGTTTATTGACCCCGAAACCATGAGTTTCCACTACAATAAACATTACAAAGGGTATGTTGATAAACTAAACGACGCATTATCAAAGAAAAAATACGGAGATTTAGATTTAGAAAAAATAATTAAAACAATCAGTCGTTTTGATAAAACAATTCGAAACAACGCAGGTGGAGCATTTAACCACGCATTGTTTTGGAATATGTTAACTCCCGAACCAAAGAAATTAACAGGTGAACTTTATAAAAAGATTACCAAACAGTGGGGAACATTCACAAACTTTAAAAAAGAATTTGAAAAACAAGCCAAAGACCGTTTTGGTTCAGGTTGGGTATGGTTAATTCTAACCTCTAATAATACTTTAAAGATTATGTCAACTCCAAACCAAGATAATCCATTAATGAATGTGATTGAAGGTGGTGGGTTTCCATTGTTGGGGTTAGATTTATGGGAACACGCTTATTATTTGAAGTACCGAAATAAAAGAGACGAATACATAACAAACTTTTGGAAAGTTGTTAATTGGGAATTTGTAACTAAAATGTACGAAATGAGAGTTGAAACCAAATTAACAGAATCTACCAAAATGAAACAAATATTAAGTGAGGGTAAATCTGAAATGTGTTCAAAATCTGATAACGAATTTTACAGAATGTTATTTAACGTAAATCAAGATATTAAATGGACTTACATGAATGGTATCAATAGAATCCTTAAAGAAGTTTTTAATGAAAATTATATTGAAGTTCCTCCCACTAATCAATTACCGGGTATTTATGATATTGAGGGACCTGGTAGGTCAGTAATTAATAAACTCAACACAAATTACACGGCGTTTTGTATTTTATTAAAAGATTTAAATCAAGTTATTACAACTATACCAAATAAAAAACCAATCACTTTTACCGATAAAACTCCCGCAGAACAGAAAAAAGAAGTTGAGAGATTTGTAAATGCGTTAGGACATTTTAAATATAGAATATTTGATAAACAAAGTTCAACATTTATTAATTTATTAAGAACCTTAACAGAAAAAAATAATGCAGGTGATAAAAGAGAACAAATTACGTTATCAATCCTTAGAAGATTTTTTGGTCAAAATGCAAAAGTTGAGTTGGTTGGTGGGTTAGGAAATAAAAAAGATGCAATTCAAGGTGTTGATTTAGAAATATTTAAAGATGGTAAGTTACACACCGCACAAGTTAAACCATTTAGAGAAATGAAAAAAACTGAAAGTGGAATTGAATTGGAGGGTACCGCAAGTGTTAAATTATATAAAACGGATTGGATGGTTTTTCAACGAGGAAAGAATGTTTTAGTGTTTGATAAAAAACCAAAAATTGTTGGTGGTAATTTTGTTTTTCCACTTGATTCACTTTTATATAGTATATAATAAACTAAACGATATTTATTAGATATGTCAGTTATACCAGAACCAGAAAGGTCAAAAATTTATACGAGAATAAAACATCTATTGGGTGCACCATTAAGAAGTGTTGAAGTCACTGATGAAATGATGGATTCGTTAATGGAATTATCCATTCAAGATTACGAACAGTATATCTTGAATTGGTTAATTGATAGTCAATGGGTTAACTTGGTTAATCTTAATATGAGTGAAAAATCTGTTGCTCAAGCGTTAATCACAAGAACAATGGATTTTGAAAAACAATTCTCATATTCATACTCAAAAATTGTGGGACTTCAAGCTGAAGGTCCTTGGGTATTAAAAAAAGATTATATTGTTCTTGAAAAAAACAAACAAAACTACGAAATCCCTGCAGGTCGTGAAATAAATGAAGTATTATGGTTTAGTAATCGACCTATTACCGCATTTGGTATGGGAGGTATTGGTGCTGGAGCAGGTCTTGGTGCAAATGAATCTGGTTTTGCCCAAGTGGGTAATCAGGGTTCTTATTATATGATGTCAGGGTTTGATTACTTGATAAGAATGCAAGAAGCGAACATTATAAAAAGAATCCTTGGTGGTTCTTTAACTTATAGAATTACTGCGTTACCTGATGGTAAAAAAGATTTACAATTATACAATGCACCTGGTAGTCGATTTAATTGGAGTAATTATAGTCAATACGTTGGTAATGCTGTTTGGTATTGGTACTACGATGTAACACCTGATAGTAGAGCAGATTGTTTAAAAAATAATCCTGACGTAATTAAAATGCCAAACGAAGTTCCTTTAGAAGAAATGAATTGGGTTGACTTAAATGTTCCCGCACAACAATGGGTAAGAAGATGGTTCACCGCATATGTTAAAGAAACGTTAGGTCGAGTTAGAGGAAAATACAGTGGAAATTTAAAGGCTCCTGATTCAGAATTAACAATGGACTACACAAGTTTATTAACTGAAGGTAAAGACGAAAAGACAAAGTTGATTGAAGAATTGACAGGGGCTGAAGGTTGGTTAACAAGATTACGTCCTGAAAAAGTAATGGAAAAAGAAGCGTTACTCGCTGAAAATCTAAATAAACAAATGAAATTCAGAGCAATGCCTCGTCAAATATATGTAATTTAAATTATGGCAATTATTAAAACAATACCATCAACAAGATTGATTAATGGTGAAGTTATTGAAACTTCTGAAATTTCAATAGTATCTGAAAAAGAATATAGAACAAATGGTGAAGAGTGTGTTATCGTTAGAAATGTACAAGAGTCAACAATCATATTAGATTCAAAAACAACAGACCATGTAGTTATAAAATCTATGACTTATTTAAAAATTAAACCAGATATTGGTAAAATTGATGAAGAGTATGATGAAGTAATTGCTGATAGATACTCATGTATTGAATTTAGATTTTGTGTTGGTAACTGGTATATCTTGTCGTCAGACGGTCTCAAGAATTCCTAATTTTTCTTTCCAATCCTCTTCAGCAAAATCATACATATAATCAGAACTTAAACCTCTTCTTTCCCAATAATTTAATTCTTGTTCTGTTATATCAAGTACGTCTTCTTGTAATCTATCTTGGTCACCATTACCTAATGGATGTCCATTGATAAGTTCACATTGTGACTTTGTAAAAATACCCCTATTTTCAGGGTCATTAACAATTAAGTTATTTCTAACCTCGTCTTGAAATACAACCATCAATGGTTCCATTCTTTTGTTAAACGTAGTAATCGCTCTTGGTATATTATAATCACCTGTTAAATTAGGGTCATTTTCCAAAATGTCTTTGTGTAACATATAACAATTGATTTGAACTCCGTCTCCTTTTTTCTGAACATCACCATGTGAAGCTCTTAATCCGTTATTCACATACATAATAACATCACCAAGATTTACCGCAAGATTTTCTTGTATTGCAAGTTCCATGTGAGCCATTCGGCTCATACTATTACCCGATTTAGTTTTAGTTGTTAATCTTTTCTTATAGTCATCTACAGATAGTTTAACTTTTGCTCGTTGAGCAATCTTACTTAACGGTATTTGTTTGTCAAAAATCTTTTGTAGGTATTCATAATAATATTCAACAAATGCTTGACCATTACCTTCCAATAACATCTTTATCCCTTTATCTAAAAACTCCTCAATATATAATGGAAGTTTCTTTGACTTGATACTATTACCTGTCAATTTAATTTTACCTTTGGCATCCATAACTGCATAGTTCTTACGAGCCAAGTTAATACACGAAGGCCAAACACCATCCGTATCAAGTGCCATTTCACCTCTCATAAAGATATCATTATACTCTGCAACATCAGCTTCAGGGCCATAATATTCTTTGCCCAATACAACTTTCCAATTTAATCCACGACCAACATAAACTCTGTCTTTTGCGTCATCAGGAGTTGAAAAGTTAACACCGTCAGTATCCATTACCAAAGGAACATAACCTTTTGTCATAAAGAACTTAATCATCTGACGAAGGTATTGTCTACCTGTACAAGTAATCTGTTCTCCCATGTACATATCTCCCCAAGCAAACACTTGTGGCGCTGACAACGCCCCAAACATCGAGTTAATGAAAATCTTAATTGGTAATTGTTTATTACCATATGATTCTGACTTATTACGGTCGGTTTCGTAGTATTCTTCAGCAAGTTGTTTGTATTTGATACGAGTGTCACGAAAGTATTTTAACATTCCTTTCATTGCCCCCGTTACATCACACTTAGGGAATACATCGTGTACTAACTGAATAGATGGATATAACGAAGAAAAATCTAGTTTAAGTACATTCTTACTATAACCAACCTTAAGTAGTCGTGAGAGACCTCCTACGAAGTCTGTCTTACCTTGTTTGGCGGGGATTGCAAGTCCATGTTTGTAAGACCAAGCTAACATTAACATTTTCCATAGAGTTGCGGTACCCATTGTAGATACTCTCTCGTATGTTGTTGGAATCATCGCAGCAAGTAGGAACGACCCCTGATTAAACTCTTGGTCAACCTTTAAGGTTTCATCTAAGTCATCATCAAGATACATCTCTACAATCTTATCACCTGTAATCTTTTTGTATACGTTAGGAAACTTTGTGTCTAAATCATTATATGCAGGATTGTTGGACTTTTTGTAATTACCATTCTGTGTGTTTAACCAATATTCCTCTTTGTTAAGGAACATCTTACCGATATTATCGTGGTCAATATACACACGACTTGGTGATTCAGCATTGATATATTTGGTAATGTATTTTAATCCGGCTGCTTTAATACTAGAATTGATTGCCTGAGCTCTACGAACTGCGTGGATAATATCAATGACATTATAACCCCAAATTGAAGTTTGAGTAAATATTTCCACGTCATTTGCAAGTTTTAACATTCCGTCTTTTCTTGTGAATGAATGTTTGGGGTGCAATGATTTACAAATCTTTTTTGGGTCAAGACCCAAGATTTTACAACGTTCAAAAATCCAATGCCAGTCAAAGTTTGCAGAATTATATCCACCAATAATACTTGGTTTTAACTCGTCGATAATATTAAAGAATTCGATGATTGCTCCTCGCTCTTCAGATTCATCAATACATTCAATAACTTTGTGGTATCCTTTATTTGTTTTAATTCCAATCATAAAAATACGACCGTGTTGTGGTTCAAGAGAGGTTGTCTCTAAGTCATATACAAGTCGGGTGACTTCATTATAATTTTCAAAACCTTTAAATAATCGTTTTTCTTTTGAAATAAGATATTGTTCTACAGGTGGTAAAACAATGATTTTATCTTTTGTCTTTTCTCCCCACGGGTCACATCCACCTTCTCTAAAGAATTGGATTAGTTCACGATAACCTTTAAGAGATTTAACCATAAAAGTCATACCCTTTTCTAATCGTTCATCACCATGAGTTTCTAATTTATCAATCATAATCCCATGTTTGGTCATGGCAACTTTTTGGGCGGATTTAGAACCACCGTAAAAGTTAATATTTCGTAAATCACCAACCCAAGCAAATGGGGTAAATGTGTCTTTACGTATTTCTTTTCCTTTGCCAGGAATTTCTTTTATTTTGTAAATGGAGTTGGATGCGTAGTCAAATTCAATTGCCACAATAAATTCTTCAGGGTCGTTGCCGTGCAAGAAAGATTCAATTTCTTCGTTAGATATCATAATACTTATTTCTTTGGTTCATTAGCTTTCACACCGTCGTGAAATTTACCTTCGTAAATAAATATAAATAAAAAATTGGATTAATCAAATTAACAACAAGCAGTTTCCGAAATAAAACTTGGTTGAATATTAATATATAATTCCTCTCTGATTGGAAGAATTAAATTTCCCTCGTCATTCTTAATTAAGAACTGACCAACATACCTACCTGGTGTGTTTGTGTCTCTTGAAGTGAATTTGTAATAGATATAATATTCAGGTGTCGCACCTAAAGGTAAGATAAGTGAAACAATTTCACAAGGGGCAGACACAATTTTAGGGATTTCGGTCTCAACATCAATCATTGTAAAAAAAATAGTAGAAACTTCCAAGTCCTGCATCAGTTCCAAGTAACCCGCTCTACCATCTTTTACTACTTGCATTTTTAATACAGGTAACGTCGAGTTTTGTTTAATAAAGAATTCCATAACAATAAATATATTGTTATGACTCTTTTCTTAAACTTCTTTCATAATGTTCAAATCTATCATGTTCTGTTGGTGTCATAAGTAATAATCCAGGATACAACTCACCTTTCTTAACCAACTGATACATATGGCTCATCCAAGTTTGTTCAAATGGATGTCCCCATGTTACATCTAAGAACATTTTTTGATTTCCTGTTCTTGTAACAATTTGAGGCCAATTACAATAATAAACATCACCTGTTACATAAGGAACTCCTTGAAATGAATTAACTGAATCATATACCGTTCTTGGAGCATTTGGGTCTAATCCTTGAACAGGTAATCTGTCTTTACCTGGCCAATACTTTTGTCTAACATCTTGAGGTACGTTATACCATGACCATTGAGTGCCATTGTCTCCAAAGAATTCACTATAATTGAGTTTTAAAAAGTCAAAGTTTTCTTTTTTAACAATTTGTAATGTTTTTGAATATAAATTTGGAACATATCGGTTAAATCCATTTCTACATACATCTCCCTCTTTTGGATAAAAGAACATGTCATCTTCAAAAAACAAATAAAAATCTAAATCTGTTTCATTTTGGAAATGTTCGGCAATCCATTGACGGCCACCACAAATACCTAAATTATCTTTCTTAATGTGTTCAAACCCATTTTCTTCACACAATTTAGCATAGTCATCAAATGTTGATTCATCACTTGAGTTATCTAACAAAAACTTTTTAGTTTTTAATAAATAATCTTTATCGTAAGCATTCATGGATTCAATTAAAGTTGAAAATTGTTTTGGGCTATTAAATGTAATCACATATAAACCAACTTTATTAACATCTAATGTGTTTGTTTCTTTATGAATATTTTCAGATTTAGGTTTCAATTCATTATTTTTTAAATCTTCAAAAAACTTACCAACCAAACCATTAGATTCAATTTCAAAATAATTAACCATATCAGAGTGTTTATAACACATAATACTGAAGATTGATTCTTCGGTACCCATATAACCTTCATCTAAAGTTGTTTGTAACAAATTATAATATATTCCATTAATATCGCTAATGGTATGCTTTGGGCCACCAAAAAATCCACCTCTTGCGACTTTATTAACTTTTGAACCCGCAATAGAATTTAACTTATTATATTCAAAACCATGAATTTCAGTTTCAGCATCATATTGAAAACAAATAAATGAAAATTTTGAAATGTATTTTGACAAGTTATTTAAAACTTTATCATGAGTAAAATAACCTTGGTGAACGGTATTTGTTAAACCACCATCAATCCAAAACATATATTCAGAGTCAAATCTGTCCATAATCTTAGCATCGTGTAATAAGAATACCTTGGACATAACTAATGGATTATAATTTTCTAATCTACATTGTGTTGATTCTTTTAACCAACCAGATAAATTTTGCCAATTTTCATCAGTTCTAATTTTTTGAACTTTGTTAAAAAATTCAGATTCTCTAAACCAAGACATTGGTCTAAGAATAAATTGTGTATTGTCATGACTTCTTCTTTCAAAGACAAATTTTTGAAGTTCTTCGTCTCCAAAAATAATCATATTCTCATCACACTTTAAAAGTTGTTCAAACTTATCTAAATAATGTTGGTAGGGTCTTGACCAACCTTCGGTTAATTCTTCTCGACCGATATCCCATATTCCTGTAACTAATGTTATATTACTCATATATTTAATTTAACTCTTCTAATATTTTATAAAAACTTTTATTTACTCTTGTATGTTCTACCATATCTGTACCAGCAACTCTTTCGTCTTCATGCCACCAAATATCAAATTCTAATGTAACAAATAAATCGGGATGGTTTCTATACATTAATGTCATTATGTCTTCTTCGTGATATAGTCTTTTATCGTGTTCAGTAACTTGATAAACATATTTTTTAAAAAGTGTGATTATCTCGTTTAATAATTCTTTTTTTCCGCCAAAAAAACCACCAATAATGTGTCTAGAAATATCATGTTCATTAAAATGTGATGGATTGACAGTACCTGACCAAAAATTTCTTGAGTTTTCTTTTGAAACAATAATTATTTTATCCCCACTTTTAGAAATTAAATTTTTTAAAAATGTGTTATTAAACAAAGAACTTTCATAATACTGACTATTATGAATACCTGTTTTTGCCAAATACTTATTTGGTATTAAACCACAATGGGACAAACCAGCATCAACCCAATAATAATTGTCGTAAGACATATCTTCCATTGATAACCATATAAACTTCATGTATTGTATTTCAATACATCTATCACCTTTTTTAATTCCTTCATAGTCTTTGTATTGACCAATCAACTCAGAAAATTCGTTTTGTTTTAAATCAAATTTGACAAATTTGATTTTTTCTGGATTTATATTATGTTCATTATAGAAAAAATTAACCAATCCATTGTACTCACTATCAGATGTATAACATAAAAAATCGGCATCAGTCATTTTTAATAATGATAATAAACTCCAACAATAATGGCCATGTCTATTAGGTCTTCCTCCTAAATCAGTTCCATGTAAATTAGAATAAATTGCCGTAATAATTTTAACTGACATACGTAAATTGTTTGTGTTCTTTATTGTCTTTTAAATCTTGGGTTAATGTTCCGTTTAAATATTCCGAAGGTATTTTACAAGGACTATATAAATTCCAATTATATGTTTGTGTATAAAAATTATTATACTGTCCTTGAGACACATCGGACCAACTACTCATTTGAGGGGCAATTGTTAATATTGGAGAATAACTTTGTTTAATTGGTAAAATAAATTGATAAATATAATCATCAATTGAATAATACCCTAAAATTTCAGGTTTCTCCATTTCAATAACATTATCATAAATTGAGTTATGATATAATATCATATTAGTTGCAAATATCCCTCGTTCGTATTCTTTTTTTGGAGGTAGATTTGTAATGTCTAAAAATAACGGTAATTTCTCACTACGATTAACAGGTCTATTTAATGTTGGAGAAAGATTAATAATCCCAAATTCAAATTCATCTGTTTCAGTTTCAATTTTAGTAATTAAATCTTTTGAATATGGTAAGAATGTACAGTCATCCTCAATAACCATCACCGATTCATAACCTCTTTCTTTCGCAATTTTTAGTATTTCTACATGGGATAATGTACACCCTCCATGATTATTTAAATCAACCGCTTTAAATATTTCATAATCCCAACCAATATATTCCATCTCTTTTTTGATGTGCTCCAATCGGTCGGGTCTTCTTTCTAAATTAACAACAAATTTAGGTATATTAGTAATATTCATTAACTAACTTGGTTATTGGTTAATCTACCTGTGATTCTATCACACCATCCTTTTGATTCTGAGTGAGGCCAAACAACCCAATGAGAAGGCATTTCATCAGTTTGGAACTCTCTCCATACTTTACAGTATTTGTCAGGGTCTATCATAAAACCCGCAATTTCGTTTTTGTCGGCATCTTTTCTAAATAAAGTTTCATCTTTATCATTATGGAATGCAACAACCCAAAAATCATAATCAGTTTCAGTAACTTGTGAATATCCGATATCAATACAATGTTTGAACATCATACAGAAACTATCTTTCCATTCTTGTTCTGTTTCAAAATTATATGGATTTGGTGGATAATTTTTATCTAAGGTATGTTTGTCAATCGCTCTCTTTGAAAACAAAATACCAGCATATTTTTCATATTCCGTTAAAGTCCTAACAGGACCAAAACCATAAGGACCATCATGACCTTCTTGTTTTTCACCGTCCATACCAAATAACTTTCTATTTGTTAAGTGAGAGTGACTATTCTTTTGTCCCCAAGTTTTGTCATCATCCCATTGTTTTGTTCTACCCTTACGAGTGTATTCGTGGTAAACAACAGGAATATGAGTGTGAAATAAATCATAACCCCAAGTGTAAGCTCTTGCGGCAATTGAAATTTCTTCACCGTGAAAATAATATTCAGGATTATGTTGAACTTCCGTTGAGAATTGTCCTAATGTAAAACAAAAGTGAGCCGAATAGAATCTTGCGGTCACAGGTTTCTTCATTTCTTTCCATCCTGGAATTGTTTCAGGTAAGAAAAATACTGCTCCTTCAGGAATAAAACGGTCAAATACCATTCTCCAAGCTTCTTGAGCTCTTCCTGCGGGTTCATTTTCGGGGTCAAAAGAAGGAACATAACCCGTAAGTAGAGGTTTTTTGTATCCGTCCTTCTGTAACCCCTTTATCATTTTGATAAGGATATCATCCCAATCCTTCACAAATCTCATGTGAGAGTCAATTTGTAGGGTATAAGTTTCACCTTTATAAAGTTGTTGAACTTGGTGTCGCGCCCAACATACACCTTTGGCGTCTTGATAAGGAATATCTAAGATTCTAAATCTTTTGTCGTCTTTGTATTCATCTAAATTATCAAAACCATCCTCATCACTATATTGTCTTGCAATACCTATGACAAGGTTATTTGGTTTTTTGGCGTTTGCCAACATGTCTTTAATTGTTGGAATTAACTGAGGGTCTCTATAAGAGGCGATTTGAACAAAAATTTTCATATAATATTATTTTATACCTAAAAATAAAAAACCCTTCAAAAAACTGAAGGGTTTTATCTATAATAATTTATATTATATTTTAAATAAATTGTTAATAAGACCTAATCGCTCTAATGTTCATAAGTTGACCCTTTCCAATAGTCTCTATTAATGGAATATGTTCTGGAGTAACACCCATATTAAAGAAGATATAATTTATTTCGTCAGCTCCAATTTGAGTAGAACTTAAATAGTCTCCTTCAACAAATCCACCAATACCATTTCTGTTATCCCACACTTTATTTAACTCATCTATACTTGGTAGATACCAATCATTATATCCATTTTGTGATAAATCTGAACACAATCTAGCCGCAATTCCCGCATTAGCACATCCATTTACTATATCTATGGTGTTTTGATTACCTGTCCCAATTGTAGTTCCACTAGCTCCTGTTAATAGAGTACCCGGACAACCCCATAATGCAGAACTTGAAACATTTGTTGTAGTAACAACTAAACCATGTTGAACATTTGCGTCATATCCTGAATCACCAGGTTGTAATATGTAAGCGATATAACCACCTAAAGCAGAGTCACCTATGGTATAATTACATCCATTAGGGTCTGATGCGGTAATTTCTCCAAGACCGCCAGTAATGTTATACGAAGCAATTCCGTTAGAATAATAACCATTTGATGCTGGTATTGTTAATGCGGTATCAGAATATAAAATTTCTCCTAAGTTTGGACCAGGTCCTCCCGCAACAGTACCATAAACATAAACTGGTGTTCCTGGGTCATATGCTGTACATGCGTCGATTGCTGTTGTTGCATCATATCCTAAATTATATGTATAATATGCAAATGTTGCAGTTGGTGTTGTAGTTACGGTTGGTGTATTTGTTGGTGTTGTAGTTACGGTAGGAGTATTTGTTGGTGTTTGAGTTACGGTTGGTGTTGGTGTGTTAGTTGGGATTAATGAACAAAGGAAGAATTCTCCAGTTTCATATCCTGTTGAAAGTAATTGAACTACTTGTCCTGAATTTGTGTAGTATCCTGACATGTCAGTTGTAACTGGTCCTAATAACGAATCGTAAAATAATACATTTAGGTCAAAAGTCGAATTATCTCCATATATTGTTATTGTGTTAATACCATTACATGAATTATAAGCTGTTGTACCTGTTGTCACAACAAAACTAAATCTAGTTTGTGTTGGAGAAACAGTTGGTGTTACAGTATTGGTTGGTGTTGAAGTTCTAGTAGGTGTATTGGTTGGTGTTGTAGTATTAGTTGGTGTATTGGTTGGTGTTGTAGTATTAGTTGGTGTATTCGTATTTGTTGGTGTTACACTTGGTGTTACACTTGGTGTTACAGTATTAGTTGGTGTTTGAGTATTTGTTGCTGTCGGTGTTGATGTTGGAATTGATAAACATCCGTTAGGGTCTGATGTTGTAACTTGTCCAAGACCACCAGTAACGTTATACCAAGCAAGTCCATTTTTAGAATAAAAACCATCTAAAACTGGTGTTGTTAATGATGTATTAGAATATAAAAATTCTCCTACGTTTGGACCAGGTCCTGCATCAACACTACCATAAACTAAAGATGGAACTGCGAAACATGCATCATATATTGATGTACCACTTCCTAAATTATATGTATAATATGCAAATGTTGCCGTTGGTGTTGTAGTTACGGTTGGTGTGTTAGTTGGTGTTACAGTATTTGTTGGTGTAGGAGTATTTGTAATTATCTCCGAACAAAGTGAGAATCCTCCATCTTCATATCCTGTTGAAAGTAATTGAACAACTTGACCTGAATTTGTATAGTATCCTGACATGTTAGTTGTGATTGGACCAAATAACGAATCATAAAATAATACATTTTGGTCAAAAATTACCTCATCACCATATATTGTTATTGTTGGTGTGTTAATACCATTACATGAATCATAAGCTGTTGTACCTGTTGAAACTACAAAACTAAATCTAGTTTGTGTTGGAGAAACAGTTGGTGTTACAGTATTAGTTGGTGTATTAGTTGGTGTATTAGTTGGTGTTTCAGTATTTGTCGGTGTTACAGTTGGTGTTGGTGTTAAGGTGTTAGTCGGCGTTTGAGTTATGGTGTTAGTCGGCGTTTGAGTTGAGGTGTTAGTCGGCGTTTGAGTAGAAGTATTTGTTGGTGTTGGAGTTTGAGTGGAAGTATTTGTTGGAGTTGGAGTTTGAGTAGAAGTATTTGTTGGTGTTGGAGTATTTGTAGGCGTTTGTGTTGGTGTTGAAGTTGGTGTATGAGTTGGGAAAAGAGGTGGAAAAACACCATTATTAATTAAAACAATACTAGAATAAAATAAAGGTGCGGTTGAGTAAGTATTATCAATTAACCAAATTGTTTTAGTTTCATTTTGTGTCAATTCTGTTTGGTACTCCCACATAGAATCGTCGCATCGTCTATAGTTAAAATTTACTATAGTTGAGCCAGTATTTGTTAAGGTATATTTGCTACAAGCCATTTTTAGATATTTTATTATAAATACTACGTTATTTTATATTATTATAAATATTTTTTTATTCTTTAATAATTTTTAATACTTAATAAAATTTTTATAGTACAATTTATTTATTTGTCAAAGTAACTGTTGACGTTTAAGTCCCTGTCGGTGTAACAGTATTTGTTGGTGTTTCAGTATTAGTTGGTGTTACAGTTGGCGTTTCAGTATTTGTCGGTGTAACAGTATTTGTCGGCGTTTCAGTATTTGTCGGTGTAACAGTATTTGTTGGTGTTTCAGTATTTGTTGGTGTTACAGTTGGTGTTTCAGTGTTAGTTGGTGTTTGAGTAGGAGTTAACACTTGTGTTTCAGTTGGGGTAGAAGTTACTGTTTCAGTATTAGTTGGTGTAACAGTATTTGTCGGTGTTACAGTATTTGTCGGTGTTTCAGTATTAGTCGGTGTAACAGTATTAGTAGGAGTTGTTGTCGGCGTTTCAGTATTTGTTGGTGTTACTGTAGGAGTTGTTGTCGTTGTTTCAGTATTTGTCGGTGTATTTGTTGGAGTTGTCGTTTCAGTGTTGGTAGGTGTTACAGTATTTGCAGGTGTTCCAGTATTTGTTGGTGTTACAGTTGGTGTTTGAGTGTTTGTAATTGTAGGTGTTGGTGTTGGGCCAGGAACATTTAAAGAATATGTATAACCATATGTTGGAACATAACAATCGTATATACCATAATAATAACTTGAAATATAATTAAATGGAAAAACTTTAGAACCTAAATCAATAGTTCCACCTGTATCTGGTAAATACGTAACATTTGTGGTTTGACCACTCAAATTATCACTTAAAATTCTTACTCCTATTGCCATGTTAATAAATACTTATTCTTTTTGTTTTAGACATATTAATTAGTTTTTATCAACACAATCCAGCATTAAGAATTAATGTTCCGCTCATTTGTATAAATCTATTACCATTTGAAATTGTGAAATTTGCGTTTACAGGTGGAATGGTTAATAATGAATTACCGAAGGCATTATCTCCTGGCACCAAAAGTTCAAACGGTTTTGTTGTATAAATTGTCACATTTGATGGTGTACCGAAATGAGTTGATTCACAAACATTTTGATAATAACCTCCCGTCCATAAATTATATTGGTAAATAACTAATGGGGTTTGAGTTGGTGTTGGAGTTTGAGTTGGAGTGACGGATGTTTGGGTTGGTGTTGGAGTGACGGATGTTTGGGTTGGTGTTGGTGTTACAGTTGGAGTAGGGGTTGTGGAAGGACATAATCCCATATTAACAACATCTAAAGGTGCCGCATAATTCTCAACATATAAATCTTTTGCACAGACATAACTTGTTTGTAATGGTTCTACAGGATTAACACTAATAATGTCAGTACACCCTGTCCATCGGTAAAATCCAGTTTCAACATTATTATAATTTGTTATTCTGTAGTAAAAACAATCCATTTTAACTTATTTTAAGATATCCGTAATTTACAGTGATATTTGAACCTGTGTTATTTTGTATTCCAAACACAAATGTATTTGTTGGGGTACTCACACTAGGACTTGAGGTTGATATTGCACCTGCGGTACCTATAATTTGGTCAGGAATTGATGTAAACAATATTGGACTACCACCTCCAGTATAATTCCACGCATATTGATAACCAATTACAGGTACATTACTATTACTTATTGATACAGTTGCGTTGTAAACTATTATACCATTCGGTATATTAGCTAAAACCCACAAATTATAGGTACTACTACTCTCAAGAGTAAAACTATAATTACTGGTTCCTGATGTTACCGTCCAAGAACCTGTATTACTAAGATTATTTGTAATGCCTGAGTAGGCAATATGATAGGTTACACCACTTAGTTCTACAGGAATAAGAGTGTTATTGGTAGGTTCCGCTAAAAAAGTTAATTCTCCGATTGTTTTACCTGTTAGTGACATATTTTTTATTTTATAAATATTTGTTTATAATCCATATTTTGATTTATCTGCATTGAAGTTTTGTAGGACTTGAGATGCTGTTAATGATGTGTTGTATAAACGAGTTATACCAATTTTTCCATCAAACCATTGAGAAAACTCTCCACCATTATAACTACCAATGTAAAGTGGGTTAGTTACATTTAATATACTTGCCAAACTATGACCCACACTTCCTATACTTACACCATTTACAAATGTTTCAAGTGTATTAGATGCGACATTTGTAAACACATAAACTATCTGATACCAAGTACCAATCGTCCCAACGTAGTTTGTACTATTAACAAACAATGATGAACCACTACCACTACCTGAACCCAATTGAGCGTAGTATGTAGTATTGGTTGTTCTGATACTATAACTTACATCTATAGTTAACCCTCCATTATCAAACTTTCCAAGTACAACATCATTACCTAAAACCGATTGATTAACCCACACTTCCATAGTCCAATCTCCACTTCCTGGTTCTAATAATGGATTATCGGCAACTTGAACTTGTGATGAAGTTCCATTATATGAAAAATATGGTGATGTGTATGTAATACCCGACATTGAACCATTTAATCCATTTCCTGATAAATCATTTATTGTTGTACCAGTACCAGGGTAACTTGATGAATTACTTGGGTCGTAATATAAAACAAGATTAGTGGTTACGGGAACTGCTGGCGTTGAGGTTGGAGTTGGTGTATTAGTTGGTGTTGTGGTTGTTGTTGGATTTGGTGTTGTCTCAAAAAATTCCAAATACTCACCATTACCAACTGAAATATATTCATCAATATTACTTACTAAAACGGGATTAATTAGTACTGTTATTGGTGTTTCAGTAGGTGTTGGAGTGATAGTTGGAGTTATTGTAGGCGTAGGTGTTGCGGTTGGTTCTATAAATCTTGGGGCTAAATAATCGTATTGTTGTGTTATTTCAGTAAGATTTAATTGTCTGTTATAGAAATACATGTTGGCGACATGACCCCAAGGTTGAGCAACAATATCATTATTACCCCATCCCCAATGTGTAGTTCCACCAGCACCCTCATTGATTGTACTTCCCACCTGTGAACCATTTATGTAGAATCTTTGAGATGTATTTGTTCCGACTACTGCAAATTGAACCCAAACACCTGCCGAGGATGAAACATCATATCCTGAACTTACAAATCCTGTCGCCCAATATCCTAATGTGTTTGTTCCATTAGGTATAGTAATTGGTGTGATTTTAGGAGGTCCCTTTGTATAAAGTACTGTTCTAAACCCAGCATTACTAGGTATTAATCTTGCCCAAGTGATATATGTGTATCCTGAATTTGGTAATAAAGGTCCTGTTAAGTTGTAATCAACTCTATTAGTTCCTGTTGTACAATCAAAACATTTTATACCATTAAGAACTGTGTAAGTTGCACCAATTAATGTATGGTCATATCCACCTGTAATATCAAAAACAGTTGTTCCTGTTCCAGGATAACTTGAACTTTCATATGCATCAAGTTGAATAACCAATCCTGAAGTTACAAGATTAGGTGTTACAGATGGTGTTGGTGTGTTAGTATTTGTTGGGGTTGATGTAATGGTTGTGGTATTAGTGTTTGTTGGTGTTGGAGTAATAATTTGGGTTTCGGTTGGAGTATTTGTAGGAGTTTCTGTATTTGTGGGGGTTGGTGTATTTGTTGGGGTTTCTGTATTAGTTGGAGTATTTGTAGGAGTTTCTGTATTAGTTGGTGTTGGTGTTGGTGTTTGTGTTGGAGTTTCGGTATTAGTTGGTGTTGGAGTTTGTGTGTTAGTTGGTGTATTGGTTGGAGTTTCTGTGTTTGTTGGGGTTTGAGTTACCGTTGGTGTGTTTGTTGGGGTTTGAGTTACCGTTGGTGTGTTTGTTGGGGTTTCTGTGTTTGTCGGAGTTTGAGTTACCGTTGGAGTTTGAGTTACCGTTGGTGTATTAGTTGGTGTTGCCGTATTAGTTGGAGTATTTGTCGGTGTAGGTGTCGGTTCAATTATTTCATAATACAAATCATTTGCAGGGATACTCAAATAATATAAATCATTATCAGGAATTAAAATATAAGTTAAATCATTTCCTGGTATTGTTATTCTACAATTTAAACAATCAGGGTCTAATAAATTATATTTAAATTTTAATATTCTAAAGTTGTGTTTAATTTGTGAAGCATTTAATGGTTCAGTATACATTCTAAATGCACTAATTTCTCCAATCATACTACCACCAAAATATTCTTCCAATTTAATATGAGTTGTTAAACCCGAATAAATTGTATTGTCCAAATCATAAGTGGTTAAACTTTCAGGGTCTTGTTGATAAACAATTTCTTCTATTGTTGCAGGACACCCACCTGAGAATGTTAAGTTATCGTGAAGTCCTTGAGTTCCCCCACCAATTGAAATGTTATATCCAACACCAATTTGTTTTTCTTTTGGAGTGTTTAATAATCTTGGAATAATTTCTTCAAAGTTTTCAGTGACCATGAATAATTTTCCATTTACATAAAACTTAAGTGTCCCCAATCTAAACTTTTGTTCTTCGGTCCACATGTCTGTGAATGTTACAACTTCAGTTGAAGCTGGGTCATACTTCGCTTCATGGGTTATTGGAGGCTCAATTAAAGTAACACTTCTACCTTCGATTGTTGCATAATATACATCTTTAACAAGTAGACCAAGTCCACCTTTATCGTAGAGGTCACAGATATCCAACCATTCATATCTTTGGAATACGGCATCAATCTGAACCCAATGTTCGACATTTTGATATGTTGTCCCTGAGCAATCGTCAAATATACCTCTTGTTGAACACCATTCAGTTAATGAAGTTCCCGTTACATAAGTAATCCCTGTTAAACAAGTTCCCGTGCTTTCACACCCACCTGTTATTCTATATGTCTTAACACATAATCTTGGACTACCAGTATCACCACTTAATCTTAAAGACAACGCATTTGAAACCTCATCATATAATGGGTCTTTTTCCGGATATTCTGCCGTTGTTGTACAATCACACTCACATCCACAAGTACAATTTGTAATCGTACCACCTGATGGTTGATATACTTGAAGACATTGTGATGATGTATTGGCACTACTTGCACAACCACAAGTGTGCATACAAGTTAAACCTGATGTAACTCTTGTATATCCTGAATCTTGTTTTGGACTACCATCAGCATAATGATAAAATTTATTCTCGGCTCTTGCCCCCATGTAAAAGAACGTACCCTTATTGTCGGGATATCTATTGTTAAGTCCTCCTGATGTATCACCAGTCCATCTATATTTTAACATAAATTCAGCAGTCCAACCTAATGGAACTCTTTGTGGAAAAACTTGGTAATCATACCCCGATATTTTGTAAAACCCTTGGAAGAATCCACCTTGTAAGTTTGCAACATACCCAATATCTCCACCAACATTTTGATAATTTAAATCATAAGTGTATGAGTTATCATTCCATAATCTGTTTTGAGTTGTAGTAAAACCTGTGATAGGATGAAGTTTCATTCTCCTGTCATATTTGTATCGACTAAACTTATCCGTTGTACCTGAATATAATCCTGTTGTAATTTCTATTGTTTCTCCCGACATGTTTTGAACCAGTCCGTTGTCAATTCCTGTTAAACCAATATCACATAATTGTGTGACGATTGGACAAAAGTTGTGGTCAATGTCATCAGGGTTCCAATAATTCTCTGAAACAATTGTTTGGTAATCAAAAGAACATGCTGATGTTTGACATAATGTTGTCCCTGAACTATTGAAGTCAAACTTAAATGGCATTCTGTTTCCATCTAATTCACCAATTAATAAAGGTGAAAAAACTACTTCTTGGTCATAATCTCTCTCGTCCGATGCTAAGCAAATGTCGGTGATTTCGTTAACAGGTTTTATTCCCCATTTACGAAAATTATACTGATTAATGTTTTGATATGCCATATACTAATGATAAATACCTTATGAGGTAATATTTATAGATAAAAAAGAAAGATGATTACTATAAACAAAGAATTTTATTCTTCTCCATATTATTTTTTATTAAGAGATAAGGGGGATAAATACTCCTTATACTTTTCTGTGGAAGAAAATTTAAACGAAGCTCGTAAAAAAGATGAGGTAATTCACTTTAAAAAAAGTAAAGGTGAAATGGTTAAAAACCATCTTAAAAAAGTTGCCAAAGATAAAAAAGTTAAAACAACAAAAAGTCTTAAAAAAGATTTAGAAGAATTGGTAAATTTAGATGGGACATTATCTAACTCAAAAATCCCAATTGTTGACCCAAAACTTCACCCAAAAAAAACTATGGACCAAACGGTTTCTGCCGCTAGTATTACAAATGACCCAATTTCAAGAGGATATAGAACATATTTTAGAGAATCAGTTAAAGAGATTGATGAAGTTGATATGTCAGGAGCTTTTGGTTATGAAGAAACTAAAGATATGGATGGAAAAGAAACTTTTAAATTTTTAGTTAAGAAAATGGGTATGACTCCTGATGAGGCAAAAAAAAGAACAAAACAAAAAGGACAAGACCCAACAGGTAAAAAAGATGAAAATTCGCCTTACTATGATGATAAAAATTTTATAACAAAAGCAACTATATCTGAAATCCAAAAACAAAAAATGATTAAAGTTGTTGAAGATATTTTAATGGGTAAAAAAAAATATGATAATCTTGAAATAGGTAAAAAAGAATTAGATATACCAAATATTTTAAAGAAAAATATTTTATCGTTAAAAAAACAAGCGGAAAAACAAGGAGTTTCTCTTTCTGAATTATTAAAGATGTTTAAAAATGAATAAAAGTTTATACGATAACGAAATTGAATTCCCATCTGACAAACGGGAACATATGAAAAAATTTTTTCATATGGTTAAAAATGCGGATGAGAATACTGAAGGATTTAAAAGAAATAAAGAACTTCAAAATCAAAAATTTATTACATATAAACAACTTAAAAGAATTAAAAATTTTTTTGATAATTTTAAAGGTAGTCACAAAGAACCGTCATTTATTTTAAATGGTGGTGTTGAAATTAAAAATTGGGTTAACAATGAATTAAGAAAAATGAGGGATTACATCGCCAATACAAAAACTAATAAGATGAATGCCGGCATGATGAATCAATTTATTGCCCCGCATGAAAAAAAAAATTTTACAAATGTAAGAACATCTCAAGAACACTTAAAGACTGTAGACAAATATACGCCATCAGTTAATGAAAATGTTATGAGAATAAACGAAATAATATCAAAAATATAAAATTATGGCAACTCAAATTACGGTAGATTTAAATCAAACAGAACCAAACACTCTTTCATCTATTGCTGAACTAGAGAGAGGAAAATTAATTCCTAAAAATAATTATAATAAATCGGGAAATGAATATTCATCAGTTAATAAAGATGCAATGGCTGACGGAGATTCTAAAGGTAGAGGTACGGGAATTTTCTTAGATGTATATAATTCAACTGCAGGAACAATAGAAGACGTGTCCGAAAGAAAAAGCGAAGTAAAAATTAATCAATATAGTGCAGTAAAAACATACCCAAATTTCTAATGAAACTTCATGGAACTTTAAAAGGTTTAATTTGTGAAATCGCTTCTTTAGATAGTATAGTTGATGCGATTAAAAAACGAAAAATTATTATTATTAATTATAATGGTGATGAGCCAGGTGGTACAGGTATACGACAAATTGAACCTGTCTGTTTAGGTGTTAGTAAATCGGGAAATAAAGTTTTAAGAGCTTGGGATAGTGAGGGAGCGTCACATACAAGTTATAATGGTGAACAACCATTACCAGGCTGGAGATTATTTAGATTAGACAAAATATTATCAAACAAACCAACTGGTGAGGTTTACAATGAACCTAAGCCTGGTTATAATTTTAATGGTGACAAAAGTATGGTCAGTGTGATTATAAACGCAACATTTAATGATAACCCATT